TACGAACTAAAAGTTTACCAAGATTGAAAAGTGATGTGGTGGTTTTTTCATTCACCAATCCACCATAACAAGGTAATGATATAAGAATACTCATAAATTAAGAAGTTTTTTGTTTTCCTGCGATTTGTATTTCTATTGCGTTTGGTGTGCTTGATGATGCAAAGATAGATTGTCCGATTCCCAATCTTTTTGGTGCTTCGCAAAGTTCAATTGAAGAGTTCTTTGGAATTACCATATTATATGCCAACCAAGAGAATATTGTATCACTATTACCAATACCTACGGAGACTGGATAATCACCACCAGGATAGATAGAACCATCAGAGATATTTGAAACTCTTATGGACTGAACGACTGATGGGAAGGAAGTTCCTGTTGAATAATAAGCAACAGGAATTGTTGAGAGGCCTGCAGTTACTGATGTAGTATTTGAAGAAATAGCAACAACAGTTCCAGTACCATTGAGATAGGAAGTATCGGTTGATGATTGATAAACAACAGTGACTTGTAATGCACCGTCTTGGGGTGTAACAACTTCTGTGAATGAAAGTGATGTGGATGCAAGTGCTACTGTTGTTGGTCTTGTCATAGGAATTGATAATGCACCAGGAGTATAACCAACACCCACAAAAGTATTAGTTTGAATGCCAGTATTATTACCAGTTGGTTGAATTAACATTCCAGAAGAAAGGAAGTTTGTAATCGCAGCACCTGCGGCAACTGTAAGAATGTTAGAGTTTCCTGCTTGGGTAATTGCTGCCGTTGATGTTGAACCAATACCAGAACCTGCACCAGTAGATTGTAGCACAATACTGTCTAATGCATTCAAAATCATCGGTTGTTTCAGTAATTCAACAGCAGAACCAACAGGAACTGGAAGTCTTGATGAAACTTTAGATATTGGTGAGAAGAATAAAGTACCAGTTGCATAACCACTCATCGGTTTGCTTAATGTAATAGTAGTTCCGTCTACACTGGTTACATAAGTATTAAACTGGAATCCAGCAGTAGAACCAATACCTGTCGTTTCACCAATATTACCAGTACCAGTGACTGCCATACCAACAGTAATGCTACTTGCAGAACCTACGGTGAATGTATGAATACCTGGACCACCACTAGAACCAACACTGACTGAGATTGTTGCTGGAACTTTTCTTGCATTCAATACAAAACCAGCAGTTATTTCTGCATCACCATTAGATACATTTGTAACGTGTAGTGAATGAATCAAATACTTATTTGAACCTGATGGTAATGTTGTGATTTGAGTGGTTGTTGTACCTACACCAACAATATCTAATGTTCCTGTTGGTTGAACATAAATTACATTATCAATCGATGTATCAAACTTACCAGAACCACCACCACCAGCAGCAGCAGTTGCCCATAAAGTTCCAGTTATAGTTGACTGAAGAACCTGACCTGTTGTTCCGGGAGCATTTGTAGAATCATAGATAGCACCAGTAACTCTTGCATTACCCTGAACTTGTAAAGGATATGCTGGATTTGTGGTTCCAACTCCAAGATTACCAGATACATAAGCACCACCAGTCACCTGAAGTGGTTGTGATGCTGTTCCTGTTGAGGTTCCCGTTCCTACTAATATGGGCCCATTAACGAATGTAGAAACACCAGAAACATTTAACTGTTGTGATGTTAAGTTGGTTGCACTAGTAACACCTAAAGTACTAATACCAGAAACATTTAACTGTTGTGATGTTAAGTTGGTTGCACTAGTAACACCTAAAGTACTAATACCAGTAACTTGAATACCAGAAGAACTTAATGTTACGGCAGAACCTACAACAACACTTGTATCAATCGTTGCTGTTCCGTAAATTCTAGTACCAGACTTAAGTTTTGCCATCTATTATGCTTGTGCCTCCGTCCAGGATAAACGACCAAATACATTACAACTTTGTGCTGTAAGATTAGTAACCACAATCGTTAATGTATCAGGTCCATCAGGATAGATTTGAGTATTGGCAGTAGTTCCTCCACCACCAAGAATTGAATTACCAAGGTCTCTAACTTGAGAAAGGTCGATTGAGTTTGCACCAGAACCAACAAAGAAACCAGCAGTAACCTCACCACCAGTTACAGTAGTTGAACCCGCAGCATAATCTGCAATTTGTGCAAGAGATGAATTAATACGACCAGCAACATTACCAACAGCATTTGTCCAGGTTGTTGCACTACTTGGAGTTGCATTCAAGAATGCCTCTACAAGTAAGTTTGCATTACCTGAAGCAGGAATTGCAGAAACATCAAGTGCTCGGAGTGTTAATTGCATTCTATTAATCAATTCTCTTGCACCAAATGTTGCAGAAGTACCATTATCAACAGAAGGTGATACACGAATTGAGAAGAGTGCTCTAGTTGCACCACCAGCAATAGTTGTTCCTGACCTTTGACCATAAATAAAGACCAAAGATTTATCATCATCAAATCGTCCATCCATAATCACACTAGTACCCCAGTGAGAAATAGAAGGCCCATAAGTTGGGAATGCAAGTTCAACAGCAACAGGGTCAGTTGCAGAATATGTAAATGCTACTCCAACTGGTGAACCCATTGGAACTGCTGCTACTGTTGGGTTTACTCCTGTTGCTGCATTACTTAATGTGATAGTTCCAGAACCAATAGCACTAATATAAGTACCCTCGGGGAAACCTGTGTTTCCAGCACCTATAATTCTTTGCCCTACTTGTAGGTTTGTTGTAGTTGCAGTTGCTACATTTGAACTTGCAGCAACCGTAAGAGCAAGAGAAGTATTACCAGATTTTCCTCTAGTTAGTCCAGTAAATGCAGTTGTACCAATACCAGCATAATTCACATACTCAAAAATTTCTGCATTTCTGATGAGTAATGTTCCAGCAGGTGGGAAACCTGCAGTACTTGCTACACCAACAGTAGTATCAGATGCACCTAAAGAAGTATTAATTTGAGTTGTTGGTGGTCTTGCTTCACTTTCATATCGTGCTGGTAAGTTTCCAGAACGCATATATGCTTCGGTATTTACATTATTGTTTATGACTTTATGACAATAAAATACATTACCATCTGGACCTCTAAATCCCCAACGAATAAATCCAGCACCATACCAAGAGTAGTCCATATAGAACATCTGCATCTTGGCGAGGTCAATATTATAACCAGAAGGTCCAGTACCATCACACTTATCAATATTCCAAGATGATTGTGGATATTTTGTATCTACTGTTTTTGAAACAATTGCAAAATCTGTCGTTGCTCCCCGATAAGAAGGGGAAATTGTTAAACTCGTATCACTTGCAATATCAATTACACGATAAGATTGCCCACGAATAACAATAAAGTCTCCAATACTTAATTGCTTTGCAAATGCTGTTGGGAATGTTGCATCTGTTTGAGTAATGGTATTTGAACCATTTGTTGCAGTAACCTTTCCTGAAAGTTGAAAGGTAGAACTTCTGCGAACAGCAAAGAGTGTTTGACCATCAAACTCAAAGAAAATGCCGTTTTGAGAATCAAATATTCCAAGACGATTTGCACATCCATACCAACTTGAAACATTACAACTATAAGGACCAGATGCTGTTGTAGATGTAAGTCCTGCTAATGCAGTCAATTGGAAGGTATTGTATCCAGTTACGGAAGTTACACTATAAGTTTGATTGTACCCAGTTTGGTCTGCACCAACAATTGTGATTTGAGTTCCTGGTGTTGGTGCCTGAATATTATGTTGTTCTTTTGTTTGAACGGTAATCGTACTACCAATACTAATTCCAGAAGCAGTTAGTGAATCAATTTGTAGATTTGGTTTTAGAATTGTACCAGAACTAACCTGAACTCCCTTACCAGATTGATAACGGAAATATCTTCTTGTTTGACGAGTTGCCGTCTCAAAGTTACCATTTGCATTACTTGTGAAGAATACTCCACCATCAAATGGACGATGTAAAATTTGTCCTTGCGGCCTTACAAAAATTGAACCACCAGTTGGAGTTCCTCCTGGTGCAGTATTTGTATAATATGTGAAGGTTCTTGAACTTGTAATACCAGAAACAATATGAGAACCATTTGCATTTGCCTGTGAAGAACCAACAACAGCAACTTCATTTCCAATTGCAAGTCCGTGTGGAACTGATGTAGTTACAGTAACTGCAGTTCCAACAAAGGCAAATGTGGGAGTTGCACCAATTGCAGCATTAGTATAAACTGTTCCACTAAAAATACCAGTTTTATTTGGATCAAAAATACTAGTGACTGACCCAGTATTAGTTGCTCTTGCAGTATAAGTAAAGCTTGTATTACTAGCACCCACACTTTCTATAATAAAATTTCCATTCGCAATATTCAAATAAGTATCCTGAACCGTAATTGCTGTTCCAATTCCAGGAACTGATGAAGTTCCACTTGCACCAACTACAACTGTGACGGTTCTAGAATTGGTTGGTAAAATTATCGTACCAATTCCAGTTATACCAACAGCAGAAGGAAAGGAAAAAGGACGATTGTTAATTGTTACTAAATTTTCCCACTTGGAGATTTGAGTACCATACTCAAAGTCAGTATCAATCAGTGCTTGTGGTGATGATGTACGAAATTTATTTACTGGGTCAACATATACTTCAGAAGGAGTGAATTTCTCATCATACTCATCTATGATGATTTGAAGTTTATCAGTACTGGTCATTCCAGACGTACTATAATTCAATACGACTGTGGTTGTATTTGTACCACCAGTTGTTGATACAGTATAAGTATTTGCTTTTAAGTTTAAATCAGAGAAATTATAGATTACTTGATTTGTAGTAACATTCGTAATCAGTATTAATCTTTCTCTTGGAATAACACGAGGAATGATAATAGTATTTGTGGAAGGAGTGAATGTATATCCAGTTTCCAGTATTGCCTTTCTTGCCATAATTAGTAAGTGCCTTTGCTATATTTATTAGAGTAAAAAAATAGGTTTATAATCCAAACCTATGCTTGAGAGCATTATAGTTTTGTTGGATTTCGTTATCAGTTAATGCCTTATTATACATTTTAAGTGATGCAATATTTACATTAGAATGCCAACTAAAACCACCATTATAATTTGCAGTAGCAAGACGTAATGTATTACTTGTGGGAGTACCAGTACCAAGAACATTGATTGTTCCAGTATTTTTCAACACTCCATTTAAATAAAGTTTAAGTTCAGTACCACTCCTTCTTGCAACAATTTGATTCCAAGTTCCAACAGAAGAATCTGCAAATGCTAATGTGTATGCTGCATCTGCATTACTTCCATCTTTACCCCATATTGAATATGTAAATGATGTAGCATCATAATAAAACATAGAGTGATATCCAGTATATACAACTAATGCACTTACAAATTCGGTTCCATCATAATTTGTTGGATTTCTGTTATTAGATTTAAACCATACTTCGGTGGTATGGTTATTATGCAAATATGTTAGTGCTGTTAAACTTCCGGTAGTTGTAGTTGTAGCATATCCACCATCTTCTGGAGTTGGAGATGTGGTTCTTGTAAATAAGATTGAACCATTATTGGAAGAACTATAAGAATAGTATGTTGGATTTATTAGTGTAAAATTAGTTGCTCCACCACTCAAATCAGTCCAAGTGGTTCCAGTATTATTGAAAGAAGAATTCATTCCAGCATCTAAATCTAAAAGCAATCCACTTCTTACAATATCTCTAAAATCAGTAATTTCATCAATCTCATTATAAACAATCACATTTTGCCCATAATCGTGCCTCATATAAGTACCATTCCCTGCTCCATATTGAGGCATCGCAAATTCAGAATTTAAAATATCATAAGGTGCATATACATTTGCAGTAAGTAATACACCAGGAAAACTTGTACCAACACCAGAGGTAACTTCAGCAATTAATCCATCTTGTATATTATACGCAGGAAAAATATTATTTACAGTTGGAATACCAACATTTTCAATAAACTCAGATGTAGTATGATAAGTTCCACCAATTGATATTCTTATTTTTGTAATACTAATTTCATCAAACTCACCTGCAAGCATTGATGCATATTGGTCTAATCTTCCTACAACACCCATAATATTATCCTGCTACAAAGTCCAAACTATTAGTTGTTGAGTTGTACTGTATATAGAAGTTTGTGGTTCCTGCAGTTCCACCAAATCTCATTTTGTTTTCTGAAGTTACTCGGACATCTCCTGCAATATCTGCTTTGAATGCTGGTGCAGTTACTCCAACTCCAAGATTACCAGAAACATAAGCACCACCAGTAACTTGAAGTCTTTGGTCTGTGGTCCCTGTTCCTATTGTTGATGAAGAACCTATTAAAACATTTCCACTTGGTAATATTGTAAATCTTCTTGCAGATGCAACTCCATCATAAATCCCAAAAGAACCATCATCATCATCTGCAAAGAATTCCCAATTTCTATTATTATCTCTTGTCTTTAGGAAGAATCTTGCATTACCCTTTCCGGGATTTTCTAAAATAAAATCTGTATGAGTTTCAATACCACTTACAGTATCTTGTCTAAAAATATGAATAGAACCTTGTGGATTTGTGGTTCCAATACCAATCTTACCAGAAACATAAGCACCACCAGTAACTTGTAGTGGTTGTGATGTAGTTCCTGTAGAAGTTCCACTACCAATCAATATTGGTCCATTAGCAAAAGTACTGATACCAGAAATACTTAAAGAAGTTCCAACAATATTACTGGATAAAGTAATCGTAGCAATACCTGCTGCTCCTGTTGTTCCAGTTACAGAAAGTCCAGTACTAAAAGTTAATTGGCTTACGCTACCTGATGTGCCGACAATATTATTATTGAAATCTCTGACGACTAAACCAGTAACAGCACCAGTAGGAGCAGCAGCAACCCAAGTAGGAGCAGCACCAACTCCATTTGATTGTAGTACTGTTCCGCTACCACCATTTGTTAAGAATACTGTAGTATCAGCAGCAGATTGATATGGTATATTACCAATAACGCCACCTTTGAGGTTTGTTGCTATTCCACTTGATGTTGCATAAGTTGCTATACCAGAACTTGTTGCATAAGTTGCTATACCAGAACTTGTAGCATAAGTTGCTATACCACTAGAAGTAGAATATCCAGCAATAGTTGCATAAGTTGCAATACCACTTGAGGTTGCATAAGTTGCTATTCCACTTGATGTAGCATAAGTTGCTATACCAGAACTTGTTGCATAAGAAGCACTAGAAGCATTACCACTAAATGAAGTTGCTGTAATAACTCCTGTAGAATAAATATTACCTGCTGTTATTATGCCTAATGTTGTTATACCAGAAACACTTAATTGAGTAACTGATGCGATACCACCTATAACTGATGTAGAAGTTCCTGCATTAGTAGCATAAGTTGCTATACCACTTGATGTTGCATAAGTTGCAATACCACTTGGGGTAGCATAAGTTGCAATACCAGAAGATGTAGCATAAGTTGCTATTCCACTTGATGTTGCATAAGTAGCAATTCCAGAAGATGTAGCATAAGTTGCTATACCACTAGAAGTAGAATAAGTTGCAATACCTGCTGATGATGCATAACCACTTAGAGTTCCACTAAATGAAGTTGCTGTAACAACACCAGTAAATCTACCATCACCAATGACATGAAGTTTTGAAGTTGGATTTGTGGTTCCTATACCAACATCGGCATTAGAGGTTACTACAAATACTGTTCCATTTGTGTTTATTCCTAAAGTATTTGCTGTTCCTACTTGAAGTCTCTGGAGTGGATTTGTAGTTCCTATGCCGACTGATGAAGAAGGTATATGAACATTATTGTTGAATGTGGAAATACCAGAAACACTTAGTTGTGTGACTGATGCAATACCACCTATAACTGATGTAGAAGTTCCTGCATTTGTTGCATAAGTTGCTATACCACTTGATGTTGCATAAGTTGCTATACCACTTGATGTTGCATAAGTAGATATACCACTAGAAGTAGAATAAGTAGATATACCACTTGAGGTAGCATAAGTGCTTACTCCGGCATTCGTTGCATAAGTTGCTATTCCACTTGATGTTGCATAACTTGCTATTCCACTTGATGTAGAATATCCAGCAATAGTTGCATAAGTTGCTATACCAGCATTACCAACATAATCCAAGAATGTAATTGTTGCTATACCAGCAGTAGAAGTAGCAGATACAATAGTGCCAACAAAATTAAGTTGAGATATACTATTGGAACTACCAACAATTGTTCCTTCATCCCTGATGGTTAATCCAGTAATCGCACCAGCGGGAGCAGCAGGAACCCAAGAGGGGGCAGAAGTTCCACCGTTTGCCTGAAGAATATATCCACCAGTTCCATTTGCTAAAAATGCTGTTGTGTCGGTAGAAGATTGATAAACTATAGTTCCACCAGAACCACCTTTGAGGTTTGTTGCTATTCCACTTGATGTAGCATAAGTAGATATACCACTTGAGGTAGCATAAGTGCTTACTCCGGCATTAGTAGCATAAGTTGCTATACCAGCATTAGTAGCATAAGTGCTTACTCCGGCATTAGTAGCATAAGTTGCTATTCCACTTGATGTTGCATAAGTAGATATACCAGATGAAGTAGCATAAGTTGCTATACCACTAGAAGTAGAATAAGTTGCAATACCACTTGAGGTTGCATAGGTGGCAATACCAGCATTAGTAGCATAAGTTGCACTTGAAGCATTACCACTAAATCCAGAAGTAGCAGTTATGACTCCAGAAGCATTAATATTTCTTACAACTGCTAAATCATTTTGAGTAAATTGAACATTACCTGCAGCCAGTCTTGTACCTGTTGGAAATTGAGTACTACCAATACCAACAGCATAGTTAATCAACCAGGCATCAGTTCCAAGTCCAGAGAAAGTACCAGACTTAAACCACATTATCTTTTTATATGTTGCTGGAGTAGTCTCAATCCCAGCAATAAAGAGTTGGACTAATGGTGTTCCTTCTGTTGATGCAAGAGCAACACCACCGTGATTTGCGGTATTATCATTTGAAACATCATTACCACTTCCGTCAGTTCTAAATCCAAGAACAATATCAGGGTCTGATATTTTAAGTTCGGTTGTGAATAAGGTTGCTGACGTTCCACCAATCGTAATGTTTCCAGTTACATTTAAGTTACGATTGACCTGAAGGTCTCTTGTAACTGTTACGTCTTGTGGTGCAGTGAATTGACTAGGAATACTAAGTGTTGGTGTAGAACCTTCTCCAGAAGTTGCACTTACGCTAATTTGATTTACGGTTCCGGTAATGTCTCTTACATAATCACCGGTTGTATCAGTTCCAAGTCCAACACTATTCGGTTGTATAGTAGCTGCAAATGATACATTACCAGTTCCATCAAAACTAATAGGAGAAGCAACAACATCACCTGTAATCTCAAAAGTTCTTGGTGTAACTAATTGTGTTGCAGATGCTGCAATACCAGTAAGTGCTCCAACGAATGTAGTAGCAGTCATTACACCAGTAACTCTTACATCACCAACAACGTGAAGTTTTGATGTTGGATTTGTGGTTCCAATACCTAAAGAACCACTTGAAGGAATAAAGGTAAGATTAGAAGCAGTAATTCCAATAGAAGTTGTAGATGCACTTGAAACAAAAGTTATGAATTGTGGGGTACTTGAAGTTGATGTAAAAATACTTAATGCAGATCCACCAGATCCACCAGAAGCAGCAGGAATCCAAGAAAGACCAGAACCAGTAGAAGAAAGAATAGAACCAGCAGCTCCTACAGTTCCACCTGCAGAAATTTGAGTTAATGTAGCAATACCAGAAACATTCAATTGCTGTGCTGTTAAGTTAGTAGCACTTGTAATACCTAATGTACTAATGCCAGAAACATAAATGTTAGAAAAAATACCACTTGCAATATTAGCATTTGCAAATGTAGAAATGCCGGTCAGATTTGCACCAGAACCATAATAATTTTGAGCCGTAACATTACCACTAACATTTGCATCACCAACCACATCAAGTTTTACAGTCGGTGATGTAGAACCAATACCCACAAAAGGAGTAATTCCGCTAGTTATTCCAATATTCTTTGTTGCATCGTCAACTGTAATGAATGATGATAACTGCGAAATTTCCCTACTATTAGACATTTCTTACTTATTTCCTTATATTATTATTTATTATAAACACCACGAGGATATAATTGCCCCAATTGAGGTCTTCTACCAGTCAAAAATCCAGGAACTGCAGTTCCAATACCACTACTAATATCTCCAACATTTACTGTACCATTTGAAGTTTCAATTGTTGGAGTAACAATTTGATTAACATAAGTAAGTGCAACAGTAGTTCCAAACCCAACAATTGCAGTAGTTAATGATAAGAAACTATAATCTGCCATTATACTGTTCTCGCACAGAAGAGAATACCACGAGTAGTTGTGGTTTGATTATAAGAACCAGTAATCACAGTATAAACTTCACTACCACTAATCGTAATTGTATCTCCCTGTTGAATATTTGCAGATGCTGTATTATAATGAAACTGAATTAGAACAAAATCATCTGGCATATAATAAGGAACTGGAAGCAATTGACCGTTGAGTGGTAATCCTTTTATAGCAGCATTAAAGTTTGCCTCTGATGATATTCTACCTTGTGGAGTTATATCAATATCTTGATATCCAGTAAATCCAAGAGGATTGTCATTAGATCGATAGTACATTCTTGCGTTATAAGGTGACCCGTTTTGAGGATATGTATTACTTTCGACAGTCCAATCAACATAATTTTCTTCACCTGGGGTAGTATATCCACGGTATTCTGAATATGGGAATTCGGCACTTCGTTTAATACTGGAATACCCGCTATTATCTTTAGTTGTCAAATATGTTCTAAATGTAATCCTTGGATATTCTGTATTACCAGTTTCTGGTATAATTTGAGTCAATCCACCAAGGAATACATGGTTAAGATCCCAAATATTTGTAGTAAAATTATGGAAAAACCAAGTATCAAAGGTATTAGTCGTGAGATGAGTGGATGATAGGTTTGGAGATTTATAAGAAAAAACAACAAATCTGGGATCAAGTCCAGATTTAAATAAATTCAAATCTAAAATATATCCAGTATTTGTTCCGTGATTTATTCGGGCAAGACGAGCATAATTATCTGTAATGCCTGCAGTTTCAAAAGAAATTGCAGTATTAAGAATACTAGCCGATTGACCTGGAAAATCTAAGTTAGGTGCTCCTGCCATTCTTCTTTTATCTGCTGTTCCACCGTGTCGATCATAATTAGCTTGATTTAGAGTATCAGTATTACCATAGTATTCTCCACCAGAATAAGAACTATATCCATTAAAAGTTACAATATCAAGATACCCAGCAGCATATTCTACAAAACCACGATATGTAGATCCATATCTTTTACCTGCCTGAATTTGGTGTTTTTGTACTCCCCAAGGATATGTTCCACTTAAGTTTTTATCCAAAAATGTACTTGTACTTCCAATACCAACAGGAGTTCGAGTACCACTACCATCCCAAGGTTGAATAATCAATTGACCTAAAGTATGACCAACCCCACCAAGATTGTTACTGGCACTTTTAAAAACATATGTTCCTGCCTGTCCAATTTTAGGTCTAAAAATACTAGTTGTGCCTAGTGAAATAGTCGGAGCAATACCAGCAATCTGCCCAGTTGCGGCGGCAGCATAACCAGTATTACCGACAGGAAATGCGAGTGCAAGAGCAGGGGGATAAGAATTACCACTACCAGTGTTACTATTAGCAATACTTACAACATCACCCTCATTTACGACCATAATTGTCTGACCGGCACCAATAGCACCATTCCTATCATTTCCACTAAAGACGTATTTGTATATACTATTAACATACGCTATATCTGTTATCTTTATGGTGCTTGCCGTACCAGTAGTACCACCGGTTAGAGTTTCATTTACACAAACTTTGAATGATAAATCAGCAGCTCCACTTGAAATTCCACCAATACTATCTCCATCAAGAACAACAAGTTCTCCTCCAGTATATCCATATCCAGGACGATTTATAAGAACATATCTAACATTAAGTGTATCTCTATAAACATAAAAACTCGCATCTGTTCCGACACCACTCGTTGATTTTTGTCTTATGTCATAATAAGTTTCGGCATCCGATTTGTTTCCACCTCCAAAAAAAGTTCCTAATCCAATTATTTGACCAGTTTGAGTTCCATCATTCCATCCTAAAGATGTCATGGCAGATTCCATCTGTGTAATGATACTGGATTTTGCCCATCCGGCATTAACTGTAAAAGTGCTAGTAGTAATTGCCATTTGTTTTTATGCCTCTAATTGGAGAATGGTTAGGTTAGCAGTAATTGCTTGAGTAGAACCAGAAAGATTTTTAATTGCCGCGTATATTGTAGTTGTTGGAGAATTATCCAAATTTCCACCCATTACAAAAGGAGATATGATTTGAGTAGTTGTAATACCAGTAGTTACAACTTCAGCAATCACTCCACTTCCTGGTGCAGGATCTTCTCCAACACTTCTTGAGATATCATTTGTTCTTGATGTGCTATCAGTATATAGTCTTAACCAACCTGCAGTAGAAAGACCAACTTTCATAAGACCATAAGATTTAAATCCAGTAATATTTGTATTGCCAATTCCATTATTTGCAATAGATGTAGTAACACCAGATACTGTGGTTCTTGATTGTAGAGAACCACCAGATGCCGTGATTGTTGCAATACCAGCACTAAATGTAACATCAAGTCCAGTTCCAAAATTAACAGTAGTTGCAGATCCAATATTTGAGTTATCATCACGAATAGCAATACCAGTTCCTGCTGCTGTTACGTTAAGAAGTGCAGAACCATCAATCGCAGGTAATGTTCCTGTGAGTTGTGCTGCTGGAAGATTTGTAAGACCAGATCCAGATCCAGAGAATGATGTTGCTGTGATAATGCCTGTGGTATTAATATTAATAGATGCCGAAACTGCACTTGATATTCCTGCGGTTGTCGCATAACCAGCAGTTACAGATGTTGTAGACACACCAGAACTTGTTGCATAATTAGCAGTTCCTGATGTTGTAGATACTCCAGAACTTGTTGCATAAGTTGATATTCCAGCAACATTTGCATAAGTTGCTAATCCAGTTCCAGAAACAGTCGCAATACCAGAAGCAAAGGTGACATTAAGATTAGATGCAAAGTTGATGGTTCCTGCGGTCCCTACGGGTGTTCCATTCCCTTGGATGATTATACCACTACCACTGCCAACAACTCCTATCAGGGCACTACCATTAATCGCAGGAAGTGATCCAGTCAGTTGCCCAGCATTGAGTGTTCCATAGAAACTTGTTGCTGACACAATACCAGCAACTGTAAGTGCTTCTGTAATAACAGTAGTTTTGATGCCAACATTACCAGAAGAATTAATATATTGTCTTATATTTCCTTGACCGTCGGCAATCACCACATTATTTGATGAGGTGCGAATATCTAATCCAGTCTGACCATCATATCCACCAAGAATAACATTATAATTACCAGTAGTAATCTTTTGACCTGCCTGAATACCAAGTCCAATATTGTATTGCCCACTTGTAGTATCATAGTATGATAATTCACCAATACCAATATTTCTACCTTGACCACTACTTAATGAATAAAGAACCTGATCTCCAATCGCAATATTTCTACCACTTCCCGAACCTGCTGCAATATTACCAAATCTTAAGTTAGACGATGCATCTACCTGTATTCTACCTTGAGAAATTGTTGCAACTCCAGATACATTTAATTGTGATGCATTTGCATAACCACCTGTGAGATTTGTTGCATTTGTGATTGAACCAACAAGATTTCCATAAAATGTTGTAGCACTTATGATGCCTGTAGTATTAATGCTTACATCTGTTCCAATTCCAGCATCAATAATATAAATCTTACCACCCATACCTGAATGAGCAGTACACTGGTAATATAAAAGACTTGGTGTATCAAACTGAACATTCCAAGTTAGAGTTCCGTTGGAGACATCATTATTAGCAATCCCATCATTATATTGAGTTCCAGTAGATCCATTTACGGTGCTTTGTATTCTAAATGGGTGCATTCCCATCGTATTCGTAAATTTATATTGTTGACCTCTTGCCAGATACAATACTGGATCATTTTCGGCACCAGTAAATCCTGGTCCGGTGAAGGTGTAATCTGAACTTCCAACAGCACCTAAAATCCATTCTGATGTATAAGTAGCAATACCAGCAGTAGTAGCATAAGTAGCAATACCTGCATTAGTCGCATAAGTTGCAATTCCTGCTGATGTCGCATAAGTTGCAATACCAGCATTAGTAGCAAAGGTTGCTATTCCACTTGAAGTTGCAAAGGTAGCAGTTGCAGCATTGCCACTAAAGGTCCCATAGAATGTTGTGGCAGTTACAACACCAGTTACATATTCATCACCAACGACATATAAACTTGAAGTTGCATTAGTAGTTCCTATACCAATTCTATCAACATTTATGTATTGACTGTACGAAATGGAGTTTAATGATGTGCCACCAAATGTAGAGTTAGGTTTATCATAAACAGAGTGTAAAATAGAATAAAATCCACCAAAACTATTTCTTGCTACATTTGTTAAAGTTGGTATTAATGTTTGACTGTTGTTTAATGTTAATACCGACCCTGCACTTTGCGTTATGGCATTAGATGTATTAGTGGCGGAATACACAAGTGTATCAGAAAGTTGCAGTGTTCCTGCTGTTAGGGTTACTGGACCCATACTAACAACTGCTTTAGACAAAACTGCGGCAGCAGCATTATTTACAGTAACAGTAAAATAATTACCACCAACCAGTATAACTGTGCCAGTACCGGTAATGCTTAATGAAGATGAAGATAAATCACATCCTCTAAAAACTGTGTATGCTGATGATGTTTTTGTTGTTGCTGTTGTTACCGTACAACCAATAATATCAACTGAACCAGTTGCTGAAGTTGCTGAGATGACAAGATTGTTCATCTTCAGACCATTAATGGTACACCCTTTGGTAATAGTCAAAGTACCAGATAGTGTGGTATTTTTACCCACCAACTCGTGAGTGGTTAAAACAGTGAACTGAGTGTCAATAGTTACATTTTCTGCATAATCTCCAGGATGCAAAATAATTGTTTTTCTTTCACCGACACCAGTTGTTTCAAATGCCAAGGTTGCTAATACTTGCGCTCGGGCGATAGTCTTAACAGGGTCACCAATAGTTCCGTTACCAGTATCATCAAAAGCAACAGGACTAACGTGGATTTCTGGACCATATCCGGTAATGTATGCTCTTACGGCATCTAGAGTATTGCTATATGTGACAGCTTTGGTTGTTTCGTTATATTGTAAAACTCGTTTAGTTGCATAAGCACTGGTAGCACCGCTTTGAGCATAATCTCCAGAGGTGGTAATTCCTGCTGACGTTGCATAAGTTGCTATACCTGCTGATGTCGCATAAGTTGCTATTCCGGCACTAGAAGCATAAGTTGCAATACCTGCATTAGTAGCATAAGTAGCAATACCAGAACTTCCACCAGATGCAGTTACAGTAACAACACCAGCAGATATTGGAGATACTGATAGATTAGCACCAAAATCTATCGTAGATGCAGTACCAACCAGAACTCCATCATCTTTAATAACAATTCCAGTTCCTGCTGCAATAATTCCAGTAAGTCCAGAACCATTTCCTACAAAATTAGTTGCAGTTATGACACCAACCGACATTCCAAGAGCAGAAGAATTTCCAAGTGCTAATGTTTGGTCTAGTGTTTGAGAACTTGACCCACTCCCGCCACTACCAGCATTTACAGTATTAAATCCTATTATTGTGATTTCATCTTGATTAAAAGCACCAACGCCTAAACTAACTCCAGTTCCAATAATAGAATAATTTATATCATCTAAACGAATACCATTTAGGAATACATCTACATAACCAGTATTAATTCCAGAAGCAACAAATTGTTTTTGTCCTTCAGTTGAAATATAACTATAAACACTTCTTAATGAAGTAAAATTAGACCAAACAAGTCCCGTTCCAGTTGATTTTAAATATTGACCGCTAGTACCAGTAGTTCCACCAACAGAAAGAGTGGTGAGTGTGGAAACTCCCAATACGTTGAGATTAGTACTAGTTAGGGATGTTATAGTTGCTACACCAGCAAATATATTACCATAAAATGCAGAAGCACTTACAATACCACTAACATTTGCATCACCAACCACATAAAGTGAATAGTTTCCAGCATTTGTAGTCCCAATACCAACCTTACCGATTGTTTGTAAAACTGTTTTACTCTCGGTATAAGATTTTATACCGATATTGAAATTAGATTGTCTTCCGCTGAGAAACTTAGCCATTTATGTGTATTAGTTAAGAGTTTCTAAAATACTACCAATGAATTTCAAATTGGATGCATTACTACCAGATAAGACTAACTTATCTCCACTTTCCAAGACTAACTTTCCGGTAAGAAGATTTGCAGTATCATTTGCCGAGATTGGATATTGTTTTAACATTTCTGTAGTAACTGCTACTCCAACTACACTTCTTTGATGTGATAATGAAACATCATACGAAGATGCCCCAATATTTGCGACTTGAGCTAAAAGAACAACACC